AAGAGTTTGCGGATTGGCAGGTAAATGATTTATTTCCAACACTATATAGTCACTACAATAAAGTATATAAAAAAATATACAGAACCGACATGCCTTGGAATCAAAACTATGCGGGACGAATAGCCACAGAAGGCCAAACATATGAGGGGATTGATTTACTCGGCAATAGTGGTGTAGATATGGGGGTAAATGCTGACGGGAAATCTACACACATGCGTACAAAAAACTCTAGCCCTATTAAAGAAATGGACGGGACAGATGCACTGTTTAGTTATTTAAGTGACATGGAATATTTTGCAGCCTATGCTGAGAATATAAACTTTATAAATAAACTTTTTACAAATGAAGACATAAGTAAGGCTATAGAGACCTTGCATGGAAAGGACCTGAATAAGGTAATAAAGAGTGCGATAGAATCGGTTGCTAATCGTGGCAAGAAAAAGGGTGCGGGAAAGTTTGGTTCTGTAGTGGACATGATGAACACTGTATTTATTGTTTCTAGGCTCGCTCTTAGTCCTGTTATTGCTCTTAAACAATTAACTTCTACCTTTACCTATGCCGACAATATAGGGGTTAGAAATTGGATAAAGTATTCCATGAAAAACATAGCACAAATAAAAAACACATGGAAGGAAATTAGAGACAACTCGGTTTACATGCAAGACCGTCAATACACATCTATCACTAAAGTTGTAGAGGCGTATTCACAAGGAAGCATGACAAGTTTTGTGCCGGGAAGTGGTAAGCAATTTTACTTAGACTTTTTAATG